ATAAACAATCTAATTGGTTTTTTTAATTTTCTAGCTTATTCAATCCAATCGATATAATCTTGAGCTGAATCCAATAATTCTAATGCTGAAACATAATGCTCTGCCTTAGGATCAATAGGTAGTGAACTCTCAATGCTAATGTCCTGCAATTTGTCTTCACCCAATAAATTGACTTCACCAAGTTTAATAACGGTTTCAGATTTATCATCACTTTCACGCTTTACCATAATTTCTGTTGGATTAACTGGTAATTCAATCGTTTCATTTGAATCATTTGTTAAATAAAATCCTAAATGATTATCCACATACATCGCCTCCTATCCTAGTGAAGCATTATTTCTGTCTATTAAATATTGTTCAATAATTGAAACTAATTTTTCACCATCATAGTTTTCATTCCCTGTGCTATTTATTTGAATTGCTCCAGGCGAAATGTTAACAGTGCTTTGACTATTTGACGTTGTACTGCTATTAGCACCTTTTGAAACAATACCACCAGCACCTATAACTGGATCATCATTTTTTAAATCATTTTGAATCGTTCCATTAACACCTAGATTGGATCCATTTAAACCTTGAAAGGTTGTCATCAAAGTGTTTAAAACACCTAATGCACGTTGAAAACCATTTGCTAACATATCACCAGGGTTATTTGCTAATCCACTCATAGTCATTGGTCCAATTTGAGGATTCATATTAGAAGCAGCATCTACTACTCCTTGTGCCATATTGGCTGAAGCATCAGCTGCAGCGCCTGAATCTCTATTCAATCCATTGATTAAACCTTGATCAACCCAACGCCCGTATTGATTAAACAATTTTGATGGTGAACCAATATGAAGCACAGACTTAGCAGCAGAAACTACTTTACCAGCAACACTCTTAACTGCACTGACAGCCGATCCAATCATTGATTTAATACCATTAACTAAGCCTTGAATTAAATCTTTACCTACACTAACCAATGAATTAACAAACCCCTTAGCAGCATTTACGGCATTATTAATACCACTACTTACAGCATTAACAACACCTGACATTGCACTAACGATAGCATTCACCATCATAGTTCCAGCCATAATAAATGCTGTCGCCAAGGTAATAACCGCTGAAGCTACCATAGTTAAACCACTAGCAACAACCATCAATGCAGCACCGACAATTAGCAAACCAGCTCCCAATATAATTGTTGCAACTCCTAATAATAAGGCACCAACAGCAGCAATCATCATAAGCGGTGCAGCCATCATTAGCGCAACAGCAAATATCATCATTCCAACGCCTGCTATAAGTACAACTGCTGCAATCATAACTAATGCCACTGCCATCAATAACAAACCAACTGCAGCTAGCATTGACATAGCCGCAACAATCATTAATCCAGCCCCTAGCAATAAAGTACCAACTGCAGCAACCATTGCACCGACACCAATTAATAACAAAGCTGCACCAAATAAAATGGCTCCAATTGCACCTACTACAAAACCTACTCCAAGAACCGCAATGGCAATACCAAGTGCTAACACACCAACAGCCCCAACAATAGCTGCTAATCCAAATACCGCAATAGCACCAGCCAAAGCCAATAATCCAACAGCTGCACTAACACCATATTGAGAAATTAAAGGCAATTGAGTAGCTAATAATGCTATACCGGCAGAAGCAATGAAAATAGACACACCAATCAATAACAAGGCTGCTGAAAATACTAAAAATCCAGCAGCGGCCACGATAAATTCAGGCCCTAATAATTTGACCACAACGGCAAGTATGGCAATTGCTGCAAACATACCAAAAAATACAGCAATAGCAGCACCACCACCCGAGGCAATCTTTTGAGTCGCCATAGCCATAAGCAACATTCCACCACCAGCTAGAGCAATACCTGCACCCACCATCATCAAAGCTGCTCCTAATTTCATGTAAGCAGCAGCTGATTGAATAATTCCACCAGTCTTAGGAGTTTGAGGTAACTCAGGCGTTTTAGGAACTTTAGGTGTCTTAGGGGTCTTCATTTTTTTAAACATCTTTGAAAAATTTGATATTCCACTGCCAATTTTCATAGCTGCCTTCAAAATTATAAATGCAACTGCAAGATTTTTAATTGTTCCCGCAATTTTAGTTATAGTACTTGGCTTCAATTTACTAATTCCATTGATAATGGCTGTAAACACAAGACCTTTTAAACCACCTTTTAGAATTACAAAAGCACTACCTAATGCTGCAATTGTAGAAGGTTTCAAATTACCAATAACTTTTGCAATTGATGAAATAGATTTAACAACTCCTGATAAAGAGCTGCCGGCAAATGCCCCTAATTGTGAAAAAATATTATTTTTTCCACCAGACATTTTTCCAAATATTTTGCTACCGGCTTTTCCTAAATCGTTAAACATAGTTTTGATATTATCTAACGCACCAGTTGATTTAAAACCGCTAAACATATCGCCAATACCTTGTTTAATCTTTCCAATAACTATCATTGCTTTGTCGGCGAACGCATCAAAGTTAATATTCCCGATTGAATCAGTTAAATTGCTTACCATCTTAATTCCAACTTTACCAACCCGATCAAATGCACCTTGCATCTTATTAGCAACAGTTTCTTTTAAACCGTCCATAGCTTGACCAACTGTCTTATATTGTGTAGCCATTTTTGAAAAGTACTTATTAGTACCCGTAGAAGAAATAGCATTAAAGAAGTCTTGAGTTGCAATTTTACCATCTTGAACACTTGAAACTAAATCTTTAGTCGACATTCCCATCGTCTTAGCGACTTGAGATACACCAGCAGGTGTTTGCTCCAACATCAACTTAAAGTCTTGCCATTGTACCATTGGTTTTGCAGCCATTTGAGTAGCTTGTTGACTAAGTGTCTTCATAGCTTGTTGCGGGTTATCAGACGCAGCAGCCAATCCACCAAAACCTTTAACCAGCTTTCCAGTACCCTTGATACCGACGGCCGCTAATTGACTATAAGTAGAGGCCATATCGGAAGCAGAGTAAATAGTCTGTTGAGCAAATTTTTGCATGGAACCCTTAGCAACAGCTATTTGCTTAGGTGACTTACCCATCATCTGCATATTACCATCAAATGTCTGCCATGCCTTACTTGACTCGTTCAACTCACCTACCATAGAAGTAATTCCAGCAGTGGCCAGTCCAATACCTTTAGTGATTCCAGCACCGACAACAGTTCCACCAAGAACAGATTTGAACAATCCACCAGCTTGTCCAGCTGATTTAGTTAGTCCGCTAAACGCACCACCACCGTTTAAAACTGATTTAAAACGTTGAAAACCTGATTCCCCTTTACTTAGGCCAGAGCCTAATTTACTTAATGTCGAAGAAAAACCATCGTAAATTTTAATTGTTGAACTTATAGTAGCCATATTAACCTCCTTTCTAGCAAAAAAAGGCTAAATCCTAGCGATGTGCTTTGGACTTAGCCTTTCTCTCTGCCTCTTTTTGTTGTTTCTTTTCCTCATTGATTCTTATTTCAATTCCAGCGATAATTAACGCTCTTTCTCTATTTGAAAACGAAAGCCACGTTTGAGGCGTCCAGTGATATTCATTCATTGCATAGAAATAGTAATTTAAATCTCCTGTATCACTAGAATTAGCTAGTTTTTTACTTCTTCACGCAGATCATCCACATCCTCTAAATCAAACCCACATAAATCTTGAATTTGGTTGAGTAATTCGGCATATTCTCCAACTTTTAACATTTTTTTCAAAAGTCCCACTGGATCAGCAATTGAGTTCCAACTCTTCTGTAAATCAGCATTATCAAGTTCAGGAGACACAACACATGTGGCTGCTAACAGATCAACATATTTAGATTGATCAACAGTTGATGTAATTTGACGTGTTTGTCTGTCTTTCGTCTTAGTTGTGGCTTGTTTTTGAAGAACTGAATTCTCATCTTCTGTAATTGATTTAATTACAAATGGTGCTTTAAATCGAGGAAACTTAACCTCTCTTGTTTCCGGTTTTGCATCCACATTTTCCATCAAAAAATCTTTAACATCTGCCATTAATAAAACTCCTCCTATAAATCAAATCCTGTAAATGGTGTTACCAAATCTACTTCTTCAAACGTAAAGTCTGATTCCCATTCCATTACACCATCATCGGCTTCAAAATCTCCAATAGGAATATCGTCTAAGTTAACTTCGCCTAAGTGAACTGTTTGTTTTCCAGCTCTTGAAGTGGGGTCTTCAATTGACATCGTGATTTCAAAGTATAAATCTTTGCCGCCTTGAATGTAAGGTAAAGCATATTTCAACCACGCTGAACTGATTACATATCCACCTAAAGTACCGGTACCTTCAACACTTGTTGTTTTCTTGTGTTTCCATCTACTACCAAGAGTTTGAACATCTTCCTTATTTTTCTCTAACTTTGCTGTAAATTTAGTAGCTTCAATCAAAGGAATCACTTTTCCATTAATTGTGATATATAGTTTGGCGTCCTTTGTTGAAATAGTATCTCTACCATTTAAAAAACTACCAATAGTACTTGTTGATTCAGCCATATTTCATTCTCCTTCCTATTCAACCACGATTGTCATGTAAAGTTTTTCCATGCTATCAACTGGCGTTACTGCCACATTGACTAAAATTGAATCTTTATCATTACCAGGTTCAACTGTTAAATCTGATGAATCAAAATCAGCAATAATGCCTGCTTTCATCAAGTTCGACATATAAGAAACTCGATTGGCCTTAAATAAGTCACGACCAGTTGAATCATTATTGACCTTGCCAATGAACATATCTTCAAAGGCTTCTTCCGATTCAGTAGCAATCTGATCTAGAGTTCTGATGATTCGATTCTTGCTAAAGTCTTTAGGCTTCTTGTCGCTAAATGTAGTCAATGAATTAATATCTTGTTCGATTACCACACGTCTACCACGCTTGGCTGTAAATACGATCAAACCATCATTTAATGCCTTAATGGTTGATTCGTTATTCAGTGATGGATTAGTTGAAACTGCACCAGGATATTCTGAATAAGTTAATGATTTACTTGCATCAGTAGCAGATGAGATACCAGCAAAATAACCAGCCGCAGTTGTAGTATCAATTTGAGTACCATCTTCCAATACAACGCCATTAGCGACTACTGAAATGCCTTCATAATTGTAGTCATACCCACCTTCATACACAGGAACAACTGCACGAACCTTATAACCTTCTTCATCTCTCAAACGTTGAACTGCTGTGGCAATTAATTGATGAATATCGTTCTTAGGTTCAAACCCTGCTGCGGTCACAACATTAAATTGTGCCGTTTCAAGAACACCATTCAATAATTCGGTAATCTCCACTGGTTTAGTAGTTCCGCCTGCTAGATCATAAGTTGTTGAATTTGCTAAAACCTCCAATTTATTAGTTGCCGGTTTGTCATCAACACCAGGTACTTCATTAGTTGTGAAGTTCACATCAATATATTCATTTGACTTAAGACCATTTGCTGTTGTTGTTCTAATAACCTGTTGATCAACAACTTCTGTACCATAAATCGTTGATACTGTAATTCTTGTATTATCATTAGGATCTTTAACTACAGACACATGTAAATCATTACCTTTAGTACCAGGGTACTTTGCTGTAAAAGTCCAAGGTAGAGCAACATTAGCGATTGTTGCTTTATCACCATCATTATTATTTAAAAATAATACGGTTAATGCACCTTTTAGCGTTTCTCTCAATGCTCCAAGTTCAGGAGTATTCAATGGTTCACCAAGCAATGCCTTAAAATCAGAATTAGAGTTCAATTCAATTATTCCTTTTGATCCCCAATTAAGAGTTACATCGCTAACTAAAAGCGTTCTACCTAAGCTAGTATCTGCTTTAGGTTGTGAAGCACCAACCGTATTAATATAAGCGCCAGGGCGACGTTTATTCTGTGTTGTCCATGTTCCAGCCATATTTATTTAATTCCTCCTTTAAACTTAATAATTTCTTGATTAGCAGCAGGTAACGAATATTGTTTTGAATTATCAAGTACAATCTTCAAAATATCTCGGTCCATTGGACTAAATCCTGTGCTATTAACTAAAGATTCTTTGCTATAGCTTTCAATTGCCATTAGCAATTCCTCCTTTAAATTTCATATTCTCCTGTTTAGGAGTGTTATCGACTTTATGAGTGCGAATCCATACTTCAAAAGTCATTTGTAATGTATTGTCATCAGATTGCTTGAAGTTTCGATTGCGAATCGTTGCATAGCTTTTTAAAGACGTGAAATCATCTAAAAGAATCTCTTCAACTAACTCCATGTCTTCATTCGGCCTATCAACCTTAGGAAAATAAACAACCTGATAGGTATACTTACGATTTTGAATATTAAATAATTCAGGTTTCACACCTGTATCCACTTTTTGTACAAAAAAAGATGGCTCTTCAAAGCCACCTTTACGGTTTTCTCTATTAATTTGAACGTTTGGAAACAACCCAACAAGTTCATTCCCGATAAGTTCAACAATGCTTTCTTTCAATCAAAAAGCCCTCCTAAATCTCTCAAGACAGGTGATAGTAATTGTGGCATTTGAGCATCAACTTCAAACATAGTCTTCATCAACATATGAGTACCAGGCACCCAACTAGCTTTAAGACGTTTACCGATAGCTGGAACATATCTTCCAGGTGTTTGCCTGTGTCCATCCTCAACATAAGAAGCATATTCAGTATTATTTTGAAGCTCAATTACAAAAGCATTTCCCGCATATGCCGGTCCAACTACTGACCATTGTTTCCTTAAATTACCATTTTTGACAGGTGTTAATGACTTAACATTCTTCAATGCTTGAGTTCCAACTTTAAGAGAGGTCTTTTCAATCTCTTGCTTTAATACCTTTGAATCAATTTTGCTTTTAACTTTATTAGCAAATTCTTGAAATTGTGCATCATCAATTGTCCCCCACGCCATCAGCGATCACATCCTTAGCTTTTTCATCACGAATCATTGCTACTTCTTGATGACTGACATAGCCTCTATATCCCTTACTTGAACGCTTATATTTAGTGATATGACCATTTACATCAGTTACTGAAATATCAGCTCCAGCAGGAACAGAAACATCGTTATCAATTAAAAGTTTGGCATCATACTGATCAGTTCCAAACTCTGCTTGATTACTGGTTTTTAAACTGCTCAAAATCACTTTACCTGGTCGGTTCTCACAAATAGTAACAACCTCATCTTCACTGAAAGGACCGCGTTTACCATTCTTAACGCCTGTAATAGTAACTCGATCATTCCATACACGCTCAATCACACCATTCATCTTTTTAAATACTGATCTCATCGTTGTACTTTCCTAAAACTATTGAGTTGAGCAATGAAATTATCAGTAATCGAATTGACTGATTGAAGCGCTGTGTAAACTTCTGCAGGTGTTTTAAATGAAACTGAAATATCTCCTTCAGATAATGAAGCAACACCATCATTTCTATCTTCAATAGGCATTAATAATTCATGAGTATCAATTACTTGTACACACATAGAAATGATTGTCATATCAAGTTCCTCAGGTATCGAATCAATAGAGATATGAATGTAATTACTAATATCACTAACCACTTTATCAACCACAAAATCAATAACGCTTGAATAATTTTTATCACCATTATTAGGAACTAATACAGCTAACTTAGTTGTAATATCTTTCTTTCTTGGAAATTCAATCATTTAATCACCCCTATTTCACTGGAACTAAGGCCAACAAGTCATCTTTAGTAGTCTTACCAGTATGATCAATGTGATTAGCATCTAACCAAGCTGTTATTTCAACTATCGTATTTGAACTAGTTGGCTTATCCAATTTAGGGGTTACACTTTTGGGACTGTTACTGTTTTATCAGCAATAACGAACTCAATTCCCTTAGTTTTAGTCTTCAAAAGTAGTACATCATCATAAGAATCTTCATAGTACAAATAGTTACCACTGTTTTGAGCAGATGGTGCATCAAAGCCAGCAAAAGCATACTTTTCAGGTGCAATTTGAACACCATTGTAAATTAAGAACATCTCAATTTGCTTAGCACTATCTTGTAGCTTTGAACCAACTGTAAAATCAAATGAAGTTTGCATTAAATCTGATGGAATAACATTGATAATTACATCATCAAGACTATATACAGAACGTTTGATATTAGCTGAATCACTTAAACTAATTGAACGATTAATAGCATCTGCACTCTTTAAAATCTTATTAATTTTAGGTGTGACATACAAAATACGTCCTGATTGTGGAATACGTTGTTCATCAAAGTTAGCCATCATGTTATCAAAAGCCCCTAAGATGTTCTTTTCATCTAACGTATCGGTTGAAATACCGCCATCTGCAGCAGCTACCTTTTCTTTATAGAGTTTACTGAACATGTATCGGTCTTTTTCTGGTAGCTTCTCATCAAGGTTAAATTGCTTAGTGATATTAGCTAGTGAAATGACCATATTAGATTCATCAATATCAGATGGATCAACTAATGTTGACCAATAACGTTCATTCTTCAATTCATATGAATCCCAATCATTGGAATAGTTAGAAACAATTTCTGTGATTGTTCTACGACTTCTATCCTTACGGCCTGAGTCGATTGTCAAACGTGGTAATTTAATATGTTTTGCTCCATCAAATTTGATTAGTGAATTAGATGGTGAATTCCACAATGCAGCAGAAAATAGATGACCATCATAAAAACCTTCTTGAATAGCTTGTTGATATGCATCAGCATAGTTAATTGTTGCCATTATTTATTACTCTCCTTTAAATATATTAGTTAATGTTTGAACGTCATTCTTATCATTGGAACCATTACCGCCAGCAGGGCTGTAGTCTTGATGTTGACCTTCATCGAATAGATAGGCATCTGATTTTTTGAGTGAATCAATTTGATCATTAACACCAATTAATTCACCTTTATCATTTAATTTGATGTCATCCATATTCAATAATCCTTTAATAGTTTTAGGATTGCGAACATTAGCGGCAGTTAGGGTTTCATTCAAAGCACTGTTCAATTTAGTTTGACTTAATTGCTCATTAAGATTATTAGTGTCGGTTTTGTATTTATCTTGTAAATCCTTAAGTTGACTAGATAAATCATCATTATCCTTAACCTGTTTTGACAGTGACTTAATATCTTTATCACGCTCGGCCAATTGAGTTTTATAAGATTCATTCTCTTGTTTAATAGCATCAACATCTCCAAATGACTTCTTGGCATTCTCAATATCAACGCCATTAGCCGACATAATCTGATCAATAACCTTGTCTTCTAAGTTCAAACCTTTTAAAAATTCTCGTTTCATAATTAAAAATCCTCTCTCGTTAGATTTACGTGGAACGGCCACATTTGAGGTATAAAAAATAAGCACTTTTACGACTTACTCAGGTCAAAAGGATATAAAAATAGCACTCAATTAAATTTTTGCTTCCATTCATCAAAGCTCATATTGTTAATAATCTTGCCTTTACCTGTTTTGGGATCACGCATCCAACGTCCCTTTACATCAGGTAAATCATCAATATGTGGAATTGTGGTGCATCTACAATAAGGATGAATATTTGGATAGTTAATACCATCTTTTCGATCCGATAGCTTGAATATATGTCCATCCAAGTGAGCACAATCATCACACGTATGTGATTCTAAAGTAGCCATAAACTCGTATTCTTTAATGCCAGATTCCTCATACGATCTAGCAGTGGCTTCTTCAGTGATATGGCTCATTTCAGATAGCACCAGCCTGTGGATATTAGACCTTTTAATATCCTTAAAACTTTCATGTAGCATTGAGGTTATTTTATTTGGCAAATATCCTAACAACGTACCTCTTAATGCAGCATCCATCAATTTGTTTGGAATATCTTCACGATAATTTTTCCAAATGCGTTCGGAGAAATTTTTACCAGACCAGGGCTTACTTGCAATTATCCTCATCTGATCTTCATTGAAATGAGCAAAATTACTAGTAAACTTTTGCTTTGCTAATTGTGTTGTGTATGTAGTTCTCATATACGAATCATCAAACTGCTTTACTAATTCATTGCTTAAACTAGTTTCCTGTTCATCTCCAAATCTAGAAGTACGTTGCTTGAATTGCGTTTCTAAGTTTTGCAATCTTGCAATACGGCTTTTAAAATATTCTGAATCTAGTTCTTTTTCGTGACCGCCCTCAATAGCCTTAGACTTGAACTTATCTAATGTCATGTTCCAATTAGAATTACCAATATTCTTTAATATTTTTTCGGTTTCTTCCTGTGGTATTTCATTAGTTTGACTGTATCGACGGTAGTATTTATTTAATTCTCCATCTAATTCATGCTGTAAACCATTCAAGTGTGGCTGTAATGCTAATTCATAGTCCTTAGTATTGGTTAACTGATTGGCTTTGGTTTGAAGAAACCTTTTCTCCCAATAAGTGAGATCACTCATCTTCTTTATCCTTACCATCTTCATCAGTTTTAACTATATCTTTTGGATTTCTACCATCGTCGTAAGGGTCTCTAACCATGTCATCTTTACGATTCTTCATTTCTTCTTGCCAGTCATCAACGATTGGATTCGCTTTGGCAATAGCTTCATCAGATGAATAGTTTGCAACTTGAGAAATAACTTGAGCATCCTCCAAACTGTTATGAATAGCTGTTCGGGTCCATTTCTGGTTAATCTTTCGACCCTCATAGTCCGATATATTTAACCATTGCATAATTGCTCTAACAAGCTCATTCAAGCTATCTCTAAAATATGATTCAGTCATTGATGCCTTTAGTTCCAGATGGCTGTATAACATTTTAATAGCTGTACCAGTTGCGTTGTTAGTAGCAAAATCTGTTGGATCAATTCCTTGTGCTTCAACAAATAAATCAGACTTGGTTATATCAAGTAATGAGTTCCTAGCTTCAGTTGGAATATCTATCGTTAACTTGTCCAGTCCTGATTTATCACCAGTACCAATGTTATCAAGTTTGATAGCTTTGTATTCTTTCATGGTATCCATCAGCTCACTGATATCTTCCCCACCATAGTTGGTAAGGACAAGGATGACTTGCTGTACATCATCTACATCATTAACAAAGCCATTGTAAACATTATCATAAACATCAATTAATCCTTTGTATTTAAACAAATCAGGACGTTCATACTTATTTTTAGGAAACGATATAAAAGGAATTCTACCAAAATGATGTTCAAGAACGTTGCTACTCCCTAATTCATCCCCTGTACTAGCATCAAAAATAGGAAAACGATCATTCATTTGCAATAAATTATCATAATTAGAGGTTTCCGATTTAAATACTGTTACTGTTTTATCATTCCAATACTCATGCACACTATAATTCTTGCCAGTATCTGGATTTAATTCTTGATATGTTCTTCGAACTGCCAATAACTTCTTATCCAAATCATTTGAGTAAATTGGTGTTACTTGGCCTGGAGGAACAATGCCATATCTGAATTGATTATCTTTATCGATCCAGTAATGAACCCATGCAACGCCAGCATTGGCAGCATCCACAACTAGCTGATTCAGCCTAAGATTAAAATTATCGCCCAAAGTGGATTTAATACTTTCGTTTAGCTTATCATCTTCAACATCAATTGCAGGTGGAATTGTAGCAAGATACCCCGCCTCCTGGTCAACAAGTAATTGATGAAAGTTAGAGCTAACACGATTATCAGCTTTTCTTAATGGTTCATTTTTACCATCAGGATTGGTCTTTGATTCACCATTGTTTCTATTTGTGATGTCATTCTTATTGAAATAGTAACTCAAAGACTTTTGAAAACTACTAATAAACTTGGTTCTACGTGGATCGGTCAATTGTAATAAGTTCTTCATCTCTTTGACTTCCAAGGCTTAAATCCTCCCTTCCTAATTGTTGATTCAAGTGAATATCTTGTGGCATCCATAGCATGATCATTACCATCAGGATAACCAGCTTTGAAATTTCTATTTGAATCTTTTTCTAATTCATAAGTACTAAATTCCCTTGCAGTGTTAGGA